GGACGAACACCTCGTCATGGGCATCCCGATCGAGTACCGGCAGACCTTCGAGAACGATCTGCTGCCGGCTCTTCGGGACGTGGCCGGCGTGGCCACGATCGCGCTACACCCGTTCATGATGAATACGGACGCGGTGTCGTCCTGCTTCGGCAAGGTGAAATCAATTGCATCGCGCGAGGACTGCGACTTTAAGGAGACGAAGCTGCAGATTTACCCGAAGCGGATCATGCATCCCGAGCAGCCCCGCTTCGCGCACGTCGACCTTGCCATTTCCAATGACAGCGCAGGCGTCAGCATCGGGCATGTGCCCGAGTTCGTGAACGTGAACCAGGGCGAATACGTCGAAATCCTTCCCGTGATCCAGTTCGACATGATCCTGGAGGTCAGGCCACCTCGGGGAGGGGAGATCGAGTTCGAGAACATTCGCCGGCTCATTTACTTGCTTCGGGACAAGCTCAGGATGCCGATCAAGTGGGTCACCTTCGACAGCTTCCAGTCGAAGGATTCCATGCAGATCATGCACCAGCAGGGCTTCATGACCGGTCAGCAATCCATGGACAAGGACACGTTCGCTTATGACGTGACGAAGCAGGCGTTCTATGACGGCCGGATACGCGCGCCCGAGCACCCAAAGGCTCTCCGGGAGCTCATCTCGCTGGAGATCGATACCCAGAAGGGCAAGATCGACCATCCGGCCCACAGCTCGAAGGACGTGGCAGACAGCATCGCCGGGGTCGTCTTTGGGCTGACCATGAGGCGCGAGATTTGGGCTCGCCATAGGGTCCCTCTACACCGCGTTCCGCGCTCTATTCTGGAGGCGAGGCCGCAGGGCAAGCACAGCATCGCAGCAATAGAGAAGGCCCAGGAGGCCAGTCTCCGTGCCTAGATACCGGTTTTGGAGTGACACGAACCAGCGCGGCTTCGAGCACGATCTTTTCGACGCGGGCATTGAGTTCCGCACCGAGCGGTTCGATGTCATCGTCGACAGTGATGAATCTCTGGTCGAAGAGCTCGCCTCATTGTGGGGCAGCACGAGGATGAAGGACGATGCAGGCACAGGCACAAGTGGACTTGTTGGCTCGGGACTTAACGATATTGGAGCGGTGTCTGCCCGCGCACATGCTGTTCCTGATGATGGAACAGTGCCAAAACGCGGGTTACGAGCTGCGCGCGGACGTGATGCATCATCTAAACGTCGCCGCAGTCTCACCCCTATCGCAGATAGACACGCTGAGCGTCGCAAGGCTCTCAAGGCGAATAGATGAGGCTGCGCGAACTCTCCTGAACGATCTCTCACCGGACGACCCGCGTGAAGGGCTCTACTGCTGTGCTCAATTCTGCCTTCTCCTGGTGGACGAAGGGTCGGCTCCTCGACGTGCAAAACCAGGCCGTCCTCGTCTCGCTCCTGCTGATGGACGACATCAAGGATGAGCGGAAGGACCAGTACGGCAATGAGCCCGTCTGGCGATTGGAGGGACGCAAGTGGCAGGAGAAGGCAAAGAAGATGCTGCGCCGGGCGAATCTGATGGGGTACTACGTTAATTCATGTCGCAATTAATTGCACAAACCTATTGCCCCCAGGTAGTCCTGACTTATAGTAGTAGGTGCAAATAACCCCATAAATTCTTTTCTGGTCATAAATCACGGAGGAAAAAATGACCGCTTTCACCATTCCTTCTCATTGGAATGTGAAACCCTTCGGTGGGACGCTGGAGACGATGCAGACCGACCCGGAATACCGGGCTGAGATGATCCGGCTGTATGAGAAGGCCAATGAAATCTGGAACGATCTTGTGGGGCGAGTGAAGAAAAAGAAGCTCCCTCCATTCTATCTGGAGGCAGCGTCTCTGATGCTGGCGCGGGAAGCCATCCTTCCCGAGAAATGCCTTTCCGGTTATCGGGAGATGGTTCTCAAAGAGTGCGCGAAAATCAGGAAGCGGTTGAAGATTTGAGCGGAGCGGGGTATTCCCGCTTCCGACTTCGCAATTAAATGCAAAACATCTTGCCCTGAGCTCGTCTGCAGCTATTGTAGTCGTGTAAAATCCACCAAACCACGGAGGGTAACAGTGGGACGCAAGATCTACCGGTTCTCAGCTGAGCAGTGCGATTGGAAGGACCCGGACCAGACGATGGCGAAGAAGGTCCTGGGCGGCAAGGGCGCTGCGCTGGTGATGATGGCCCAAGCGGGAATCCCCGTTCCTCCCGGCTTCACGATCCCGACCGACATCTGCAACGAGTTCCGTCTCATCAAGGAGACGCAGACCGATGAGGTTGTTGAGAAATGGATCGACAAGCTGATGGAGGAAGTCGAGCAGAATATGGCTTGGCTGAGCAAGCCGCTCGGTTACACCCCGCTTGTCTCCGTCCGGTCAGGTGCTCCCGTCTCGATGCCGGGGATGATGGACACGATCCTGAACGTGGGCCTGACTGACGACAATTGCGCGGAGTGGTCAGACCGCATCGGCTGGCGTGCTGCGCTCGACAGTCAGCGCCGCCTGATCCAGATGCTCGGGTCTACCGCCTACGGCGTCCCGCATGAGGTCTTCGAGTTCCAATTAGCCAAGATCAAGAAGGAAGCCGGTGTCGAGCAGGACGCAGACATTGAACCGGAATACCTTGAGGCGCTGATCGAGAATTACCAGACGGCCTTCAAGCAGAACAAGGGATTCGATTTTCCGATCAATGATGCCAAGGCACAGCTTCGGGCAGCCATCAGGGCCGTGTTCGACAGCTGGATGAATCCTCGGGCGATTGAATACCGGAAGCTCAACAACATTCCCGAGGATATGGGCACCGCAGTCAACGTGCAGGCCATGGTCTTTGGGAATATGGGCGATGACAGCGGAACCGGCGTGCTGTTCACTCGCTGCCCGTCGACGGGCAAGGATGAGATCATGGGCGAGTTCCTGCAGAATGCTCAGGGCGAGGACGTCGTGGCCGGGATCAGGACCCCGCGCCCACTAAACGAGATGGAATCCCTCGGGGGAGCATGGGTGGACGTCGCCAACGAAATCTTGATGATCTGCGAGAAGCTGGAAGATCTCTACAAGGACATGGTGGACGTCGAGTTCACGGTCCAGCAGGGCAAGCTCTATATTCTCCAGAGCCGGGTAGGGAAGCGCTCGGCTCGTGCAGCCTTCCGGATTGCGGTGGACTTGGTTAACGAGGGCGTTATCGACGTTGATACCGCTCTCTCCCGCCTCACCCGGCAGCAGTACAAGGCACTGCGCCGGCCGATGCTCGATCCCAAGTTCAACACACCGCCGACGATTGTCGGGTTGCCGGCTTGTCCGGGGGTTGTCACCGGGATACCCGTGTTTTCCTCGGACGATGCAGTTAATTGCAAAGAGCCATGCATTCTGGTGACCCACGAGACCACCCCGGATGACATAGCTGGTATGAACGCGGCGGTCGGCATCTTGACTCAGACCGGTGGGGCGACGAGCCATGCGGCGGTGGTCGCCAGGGCGATGGACAAGCCGTGCGTGGTGGGCGCCACCAATCTTGATCTCGATGCTCTCAAGAAATTGAAGCCGGGGACCAAGATCACAATCGATGGTTCGACGGGGAACGTCTGGATTGATGTCGATGTTCCGGTAGTGGACGCCTCGGAAAGTCCAGAGGTTCAGACCGTTATCTCGTGGTGCATGGAGAAGATCGGGGCTTTCGAGTCATCACCTGTTGATCTCGGAGCAAATCACCGGCCCCACGCCGTCCAGGCCGCCTATTGGTGGGGATCGGAGGAGGCCATGAAGGGTGTGATCGAGGGCCTTGCGCAGATGGAATCTCGTGAAAGCGTGATTCTCGATTTGCGTTCTCCCTCTCAATTCATAGACTTGAGCGAAGACGGGGAGCTCCTGAATTGCTTCGGAAATCATCAGGATGATGATTTCGGAAAGAAGCTGACCCAGGAGCTGTTGACAAAGCAGGCCAAATTGACGGGCCTCAGACTGCATTCGCAAATGCTGTCAGTCGATGCCATCGCGTTGACCCACGCTTTTGGTGTCGAAGCTGGTCCGCTGATCTGTCGCGGGGATTACGCAGCCTTCTCGGTGTTGTCCAACTGAGCTAGGTTTCGCAGGAAAGGAGACGCACATGTCACTTGTGCTGAGCCTGAAACAGGGGGACGATTTTTGGGTAGCCGATCAGCAGGTCTTCATTTCGCGGATCGAGCATGCGAACAAATTCTGGGTGAGGTTGGCCGGCTCGGAGAAGGAGGTCGAGGTCAACGACGTCGAGGCGACCGAAATCATCCCTGACGTATTCGTGTCATCGGGGAATTACTTCAAGTACGGTGCAGTTCGCATAGCGATCGAAGCTCCCCTGTCGATCGAAATCCTGCGTGGGGACCGGTATCGGAAACTGCAGCAGGACAAACAGCAGCAAGGCTCCTGAGAAGGAAGGAAGATGCGGTTTCGGGAGTACGAAGTCACTGAGCAGGCCGTGAAGAGGGCGCGCAGTATGGGGGTATACGGCGACACGGCCAAGCGGATCGCACGAATGGCGCGGCGGTCCGCGCCTATTACCCATGAACTCGGGAATTGGCGGTTCCAGGATTTCATATTGCTGATCGAAAACGGCCGGGTGCTGGACGTTTCGAGGTTGGACCTTTCAACGGCTAATCCCTAGCGTAGAAGTGGAAACCAGGAGGGAAAATGAACGTGATACCCAGGCTTCAATCCTTGGCCCCCAACGGGGCTCTCCCGCTCAATCTCGGGTGGCGCGGGGCCTTCTACAAGCTGAATTTTCTCGGGGGGCCGTACGATGCCTTCCCCGGCCGGGATCAGGCATTCGGGGTCTGTGTGCGAGCCGAACGTGTTCCCGAGGAGGTCGACGTTCACCTGCCGATCAGGGACTTCGACGTGCCTCGGGTCGCTAACGACGTCGACAGGGCGATCCGCGATACCTTCCGGGCAGCCCTCAAGGGTCATCTGGTCTATGTCGGCTGCATGGGCGGCTGGGGCCGCACTGGCTTGTTCCTCGCACTGCTCGCCAAGGCGGCAGGGGTCGATGATCCGGTGTCCTATGTGCGCGAACACTACAGCCCCAGGGCGGTCGAGACGGACCGGCAGAAGAAATACGTCGAGGACTTCGACGTGACGGAGATCCGGCAATGGCTCTGGCGATACGCCTGGATTAACCGGTTCCCGATCTTGCGCCTGATACTGCCTTGAGTTGCGCTTGGGGTAATGCAATTAATTGCATGAAAAAACGCAATGCAATTGACCCCGGTCGTCTTTCACCCACGATAGTAGTTGAGGCCATGAGAAAACCAGGAGGGTAGGAAATGGCGATAACTGATCCGGTCAACACACTGGCCTATCACTCATCGCGGGTGTTGAGCATCAAGCGCGATATGAGCGCCGTCCCGTGCAAGAACGTGGCGGCCCAGCTCGCGGAATACAAAAAGTCCAACAATCCACAAGACGAGTATGCTTGCCCTGAGAGGCAGGCGCTCTGGTTCTACGGCATGAACCACGGTGTGGCTCTGATCGCGAACAAGTTCGCGCCATTGGAGCCGCTACCGGAATGGGAACTCAGCTTCGTGAAGGCGTACCACCGTGAGCTCAACAAGCGGGCGGTGCGCGCCTTCTACTATCTTCTGCTGATCTGCACCCGCGAGGCCCGGCACAATCAGTCTCTTGCGACTGATCTACCGAAGATGAAGGAGAAGTTCGGGGAGAAGGTCGCGAATTTCTTCAAAGCCATCAAAGGCGGTGAAGCCGGAATTGCCGCGAAATTCGTGACCAATCCGCCGAGCGCGCCCATTGGGGATTACTGCGAGGCCATCCGCTGGCAGTTCTATCACTCGAAGTGGAACGGCGGTTACGGCGGGAAGGCGTGGGGTCAGATCGCGGACTGCCTCTGCCGGTTCGTGAAGGGCGAGTATTCGGCCGAGATGATGCTGGACACGATCTGGACCCTCTCACACAACAACGGCCCGATCTTCAACAAGGGCGAGTTCTACAGCATGTACAATCACTCTGCGATCATCCGCATTCTGGATGTCCAGAGGTCGGGCCAAATTCCCCAGGGCATTCTCTTTGATCCCGTGCTCTCCGGTTATTCGGACAACGCGCTCAGGAATTGGATGCAGGGTCTCAAGGACCGGTACTCGGAGATCGGTGACTACGTCGATTGGGAGGTCGTCGAGGCGCTGGGGTCCGTGAAGAAATACCCAGTGGAGAAAGAGCATCAGTGGGCCGCCTACGGCATGTCCGAAGCTGCGAAGGCTGCGAAGGCGGCGGCTGAGGCGAAAAAGAAGGCCGCCGCTGAAGCACTCAAAAAGAAGCAGGCCGAGCACGCGAAGAAATGGTTCTTCGTCATGCCGGGCATGGAAGTGAAGAAGATCGAGATGGTTCGCAGCGAAGCCGCTTGATCCAGGAGGGAAGGCTGAATGTCGAAGCGTAAGAACTTGGACGACGTGATCTACGGCGATCGCGCGGTCGTCCGTGGCTACAAAACGTTTGGGGGACGCTTGGATTACGACTGGAACGACCGGAAGACTTGGGCCACGACCACAACGACCGGCATCAAGAAGTGCTATGAATCTCATCCGGCGTTGAAGCTGCCCGGCACCGAGCTGGTGATCTACGGCGGATCATGCTGCAATCCGATCGTGAAGGACGCCGACGTCTACATCGGTTTCGATGTTGGGATGCGCTTCACCGAGCGCCACTGGCCTTGGAAAAAGGGCAACGAGGTCCTGTTCAAGATCACGGACATGTGCGCGCCTTCCAAGCCTGACGAGTTCAAGAAGCTCGTCGACTGGACCCTCAAGCAGCTCGAAGCCGGCCGCAAGGTTCACTGCGGATGCATCGGGGGGCATGGGCGAACCGGGACCTTCCTCGCCGCTCTCGTGTCAGTGATGGGCGAGAAGGATGCCATCGCGTATGTGCGCAACCACTACTGTCATAAGACCGTCGAGAGCAGCGCGCAGATCGACTTCCTCGTGAAGCATTTTGGGGTCAAGCCCGCGAAGGCTACGAGGGCTTACACGAGCGAAAGCAGCNGCTCGAAAAGCTATTACGGGGGAAGCTCCAGCGCCTCGAAATCCACGAGCTCGAAATNGGCTGNCTCGAACGTCAAGGTTTTCGATCCCATTCCTTACGGGACAAGTATTTGGGGGACGTGAAATTAATTGCAAAAAATAATTGCCCTCGGTATGGCCTCAGCTAAAGTAATCGTATAGGCCATGAAATCAGGAGGATAAAATGGCGATCAGCATCAAGGCTTCGATGAATGGCTTGGCGGCCATAAAGAAAATCGGAGTCGATGAATCACTGGTGCAGTGGCTGGTCGAGCAGCCGATCAAGGTCAAGCTGACCTCGCAGAAATTCATCTTCACGGTTTGGACCGACGTCAAGGTCAAAGACTTCTACGTCGACGTCACGCTCAATGAGCTGCAGCAGCTGAGCGCCGGCATGCTTCCCCTGGTCAAAAAGGCCGTTCTACGGGACGCGATCAATCAAACGATCCTTGCGATCCAGAAGGAGTTCGGGACCGTCATCAAGGGGACGGTTCCCGTGGAGCCCACGAGCTCGCTGGCCAAGCTCCCGCCTCTCAAGCCTTCGCCGTCAAAGGAAGCGGCCCCGCCCGAGCCGAAGGAAGCGTGGCCGAAGTTCGATTTGGCGAAGATCCAGTCTGCGCAGTGCGTGAAGCTCCGTGACGCGACGATGATGTATCAGCCGGTGTTCGGGACATCGGCGGGCTCGCGCTATTTCATGGTCGCCGCGAACAAGGACCTGCGCGTTGCCGCCCGGTACAAGTCGGGCAAGCTCTCAGTCAGGATCGAGGGTCCAGGCTGGCAGAAGTACGCGACCAACATTTCCGAATGCGGGTTCCACAACGTCGATAAGTCGAAGGATTACGCCAGCATCCATCTCGACGTTGGGCTTAACCTCATCGTCGCTAACAAGACGTTGGGAGCCCTTCTGATGGGGCTTGGGGTTCCACTGGAGACCCCGCTTCCCGACCTCAAGGTCATCGCGCAGTGAGTGCCATGCTGACGATCGAGCAGTTCCAGGATTTGGAAGTGGGTGATCTGGTCGAGACAGTGCCTCTCTTCAAGGGCCTCTGCGATGACCCCATCACTCTCTACACGGCGGAGCGAGACGAGAAGAACGACCGTCTTGAGTTCGTTGTCACGTATCTCGGGATCACGCTGGGGCGCTGGTCCTGCACGCGTAAAGACGGAGAACTGATGTGGGATACCAAGTGCTGAGAGAGTCCCTGGCCTACGCCTTGTGCGATGCCCTTCACATGAGCATCCACAGCACGCGCGTTGACCCGCAGCTCAAAGGCGAGAAGACGGTCGAGCTTGATCTCGGTGGGCTGAAAATTCCGGTCAAAGCGAAGATCGTGAGCAGCTGGCTTACGGGTTCGGTCCACATGGCGATGCTCAAGGTCATGGGGAACATGGCCATGCTCGCGTGTGCCCGGCAAGGCCGGTCGAAGCCCGTCGTCGACATTTTCATCCTCAACCTCGCGAAGATGGGCAGAGCCGAGGACTGGCTGGATGCCCACCGTCCGAAGTCGGTCGATGAGGCTCGTCAGCTCCTGGGCAAGGCCGTGGTGCGGGCGTTCACGAGGGAAGGGACCGGTGTATGGCACGCAGCCTGACGGAGGCGGGGAGTAATGTTGCAAATCTGGACGACTGCCGACGCTCAGCTCATTCGCAGAACTCTCGGGATCACACTCAAAAACTTCCGACCTGACGTCCCTCAACATCAGTTCGTCCCGTTCGACGAGGACAGCCCGCCTCCTGAGCCGGGGGCGGGTGAAATCGTTCTCGTATGCGGGAACAAGCCTCTCGATGTGCTGCGCAAGGCCGGCGTTGTTCCGAAGAACCGGACACTCTCATCCCTTCGCGAGAAGCCCATCAAGAAAGGCGAGGGGTACTACTTCATCACCTTCGATCCGGCGATCACGGCCAATGAGCCCGACAAGTCGGAGATCATCGATTGGGACGTGCGCTTGGCCGTNCGGCTGATGCGGACCGGCTCTCTTGATCCCGAGATCGGGGAGTACAAGTGGGTCAACACGTTCCAGCCGATGATCGATTGGATTGAGCAGCAGTACGCGAAGACCGGCAAGCCCGTCGATGTGGCGATGGATACGGAGACGATGGGCTTCTATCCCTGGTATCCCGACAAGGACATCGTCTCCATTTCCTTCACCGCCCGCCCAGGGACTGCAGAGGTCCTTTACTTGGGGCCACAGAAGCACCCCGTCGATCTGGACCCCAACATCAACCTCTACGATCAGATCAAGTGGCTCCTGACTTCCCCGAAGGTCAAGTTGCGTGGGGCCAATCTGAAATTCGACCTGATATGGATTGCCGAGAAGTGGGGGATCGAGTGCACGAACTTCCGGTTCGATACGCTGCTCGTAGGCTCTCTTCTCAATGAGAACCGGTCGAACAGCCTGTCTCTCCACTCCAAAGTCTTCACGCCGCTCGGTGGATACGACACCCCGCTCGACACCAAATACGACAAGTCGAGGATGGAGTTGATCCCCACGGACGACCTGCTGCCGTACGCCGGGGGAGATACGGACGCCTGCTACCGGGTGGCAGACATCTTGCGGGATGAGCTCGCAGAGGACCCGAAGCTCACCACCTTCTACATCAAAATCCTGCACCCGGCCGCGCGAGCCTTCGAGAAGATCGAGCGCCGTGGCGTTCTCATCGACAAGGACAAATACGAGGCCCTTGGTGACGAGCTCCGCACTGTCATCAAGGAGAGCCAGGACAAGGCGATGTCCTTGCTCCCGAACAGGCTCAGGATCAAATACCGGGACCGGATCGAGGAGCAGTTGAAGGCCGGGAAAAGCCCGCTACTGCCCGTCATTCTCAAGGAATACTTCTTCACTCCCTACGGGCTCAACCTCAAGCCACAGCAGTTTACGGCCAAAACGGGCGAGCCCTCGATGACGAAATCACATCTGCGGCAGTTCGCAGATGTGCCCGAGGCCAAGGAAATGCTTGACATCCTGACTGAGATGGATGGGGCATCCAAAACCCTGAGCACGTTCGTCGAGGGCTTCCTCAAGCATCTGAGGCCGGATGGCCGGCTCCACCCGACCTACATGCTGTTCCACGGGGGCTTCAACGACAACGAGGACGACGAGTCCGGGACCGTAACGGGCCGCCTGTCGGCCAAGGACCCCGCATTCCAGACCCTGCCGAAGAAAACCAAGTGGGCGAAAAAGATCAGAGCCTGCTTTCCAGCCCCTCCGGGAAAGGTGGTGCTACAAGTCGACTATAGCCAGGGGGAGCTTCGTGTGGTCGCCTGCGTGGCTAATGAGAGCACCATGCTCGCGGCGTACGAGCAGGGTTTAGACCTGCACGCGGTCACCGGGGCGAAGCTCGCACTGGTCGATCTACAGGAATTTCTGAGCTGGAAGAACAGCGAGAACAAGGAGTTGGTGGCGCGTTTCAACAAACACCGCAGCGATGCCAAGCCGGCCAATTTCGGTTTGCTTTACGGGATGGGTGTCGAAGGCTTCCAGGCTTATGCGTGGGCCAACTATGGGCTGAGGCTCAGCTACGAAGAGGCCGAGAAGATGCGCAATGCATTCTTCGAGCTCTACCCCGGCCTCATCGCCTATCACGAGCGCCAGCGCGAGCTGGTCCGCATTCACGAGAGGGTTCGCTCTCCGCTCGGGCGTATCCGCCACCTGCCCATGATCCGCAGCTGGGATCGCGCCGTGAAGGCCCGTGCCGAGCGTCAGGCGATCAACTCACCTATCCAGAGCTGCCTCAGTGACATGATGCTATGGGCGATCGCGCTGATCGACGAGGCTTACCCGAACGGGGAAATCGAAGTGGTCGGCATGATCCATGACGCCATGGTCGCTTACGTGCCGGAACAAGATGCAGTCCAGTGGGCTGGTCGAGTCGTCGAGATCATGTCTAATCTCCCGTTCCACGAGGTCGGGTGGAAACCTCAGCTGCGCTTCACGGCCGATGCTGAGATAGGACCAAACCTCGCGGAACTCGAACCGGTGAAGCTCGCCGCGTGACCAAGTGGTGCAATTAATTGCATCTGTGTCGTGCTTGGGCCGATCCGGGCAGGAGGGACCATGGCCGACGAAGTCAAGAAGTCCGAGGCGGACAATAAACCGCCTCTTCAGGTTTATCGCCTGTACAGCGCCAATCGCGAGCGCATTCAGAAGTATTTTCGGATGGCCGATGGCGAAGCCCCTCCGAACGCCGTCAAAGGCAATGCGTTCCTGCCGGAAGACGAGTACCAGCACCTTTACGTCGGTGCCACTCGGGACCAGGGCGTTCTGGAGCCGCCTTACAACCTTCGCACCCTCGATCGTCTGTGTCAGGAGAACAACGCCTTGAGCCCCTGCATCGAGGCGATGGTCACCAATATCGACGGCACGGGCTACGACTTCACGAGCGAAGACGAGAAGGTCGAGGACGATACCGACGATAAGAACATTCAGCAGCTCAGGGATTTCTTTGCGGAGCCTTGGCCGGGCGAGAGCTTCATCACTATTCGCCAGAAGCTGCGCCGGGACCTTGAGAGGACCGGGAACGCCTACCTCGAAGTCCTCCGCAACGCCCAGGATGAGATCGTTTTCATCCGGCACGTGGACGCGAAGATGATGCGTCTGCTCAAGCTGGATGATCCCGTTCCGGTCGTGAAGACGCTGCGCCGCAAGGGCAAGGAAGTGAAGATCACCGTCATGGAGCGGCAGCGTCGGTACTGCCAGCTCGTGAACGGCGTCTCTCTCGTCTACTTCAAGGACTTTGGCGTCGAGCGCGACCTCCACAAGACGACTGCCGTGTGGGCACAGCCGGGGCAGCGTCTGCCGGCCAAGGAGCGCGCAACCGAGATCATCCATTTCACCTGTCTGCCGGACGCGCATACGCCCTACGGAGTTCCCCGCTGGATCAATCAGCTCCCCTCCGTTCTGGGNTCGCGCAAGGCCGAAGAGTTCAATCTGGATTTCTTCGACAACGGTGGTGTCCCGCCCGTCTTGATCCTTCTGCAGGGCGGAATGCTGCAGACCGAGACGCGCAAGGCTCTTGAAGAGAAGGTTGGGCTGGGGACCGCGTCTGCGAAGAACCGGGTCCAGATCCTTGAGGTCGAGCCGACCGGTGGCTCGATGGACCATCCGACCCAGGCTCGCGTCACGGTCGAGCGCTTCGGAGGCGAGCGCACCAGTGACTCGATGTTCGAGGGCTACGATGACAAGTGCGAGGACCGCATCCGCCGTTCCTTCCGCCTGCCGCCCATCTTTGTCGGCAAGGCCAGCGACTACAGCTTCGCCACCGCGTATGTGAGCTACAACGTGGCCGAGGCCCAGGTCTTCAAGCCCGAGCGCGATGAGTTCGACGAAGTCATCACGATGAAGCTGCTCAACGCGATGGGCTATTCCGGCTACAAGTTCGTCTCCAAGCCGCTCACCATCGAGGACGCCACGATCAAGCTGCAAGGCATCGAGCTCGCGATCTCGACCGGTGCAGTGTCGATGGATGACATCATTTACGAGATCAACGAAGCCTGCGGTACGCACATCAAGGTCTCCGATAATCCGGCTCCAACCCTGACGGTCGACAAGAACGGCAACATCGTGCCGGCCAACGACAACCCGGTGACCCCGTCGAAGAAGCCGAAAAATGGGACCCCCGACGAGGCACCGACACACTCGGGGCTGAAGAAGGGTGAGCTCCGGGGGATAGTTGCGCTTGCCCAGGATACGCTGATCGCATTGCGTCGTCGGGATTTCGCTGAGCTGGCCAAGCACGTGCAATTGATTGCATCTCTCGACGAGCACGGCCGGAAGGAGTTCCAGAAGGCGTGCGCGACCCTTCAGTTCGTCGATCCCTCTCATGACCACGAAGGTCTCGGGGAGCTGTTGGGCTGCACCATCCAGGTCATGCAGGCAGAGCACCAGCAGGCCGGCTAAGGAGGCCCCATGGCCAAGGTGGAGGCATTCCTTAGCCTGGAGAAATCCATCTCCACAACGATGACCTCGGTCTGGTCCAAGGTCGCCCGCTCGGTGATCGAGAAGGTCCAGCCGCTCCTCGAAGCACGCCGCTGGGATGACGCCCACGACATCGCCAACCGGCTGACCCTGAACGGCGTGGTGGAGGTCCACCGCAAGCGTCTCGAAGAGCTCGCCGTCAGCACGCTCCTGTTCGGTGCCCAGAACGTGACTGGTTCCCCGCGCGAGACATCGTTCGTGAAAGGGAAGCAGGCTCTCCCTTGGGCAATGCAGCAGGCCCTCGACCAGCTGACCGACATTGTGGAGGTCAACGGGGCCGAGCTCGTGCGCAATCAATTGCACGCGATCATCCGCCGCCACGAGATCGGGGTGACCAAAGCCGAGCTCAAGAAGGATGACATCTTTGACGAGCTGGAGGAGGGTGTTTTCGGGACCGGCCGGACTGCGATCGACATCGCCGCCAATCTGACTGCCAGCCGTCTCGCGACACTCGGGTTCCTTTCCGAGGCGATCATCAACTCGATCGAGACCTATCAGATCAGCGAAGTCCTAGATGACCGCACGTGCCCGGTCTGCCTCTACATGCATGGCAAGACTTTCGACGTGCACCAGGAATACAGTCGGGTGCTGACGGCTCTCGGGACCATGGACCCGAAGGAGCTGAAAAGCCTCGCACCTTGGCCAAGCCAGACGTTGAAGGGCCTTCAATCCCTCAATGCGATGAGCCGGGAGGAATTGCAGGCGGCAGGTTTCGGATCTCCGCCCTTCCATCCCAACTGCCGGGGCGTGCTCGTGCTTGTGGGCACCGTAACGGAGGAAATCCCGCTCGGTGAGTTGCTGATTGCCCGCAGGCTCGCGCCTGTAACGAGCACCCGGCTTTCGCTCGACATCGTGCCACCGGGCGAATTGCGGGATCGCATCAAGGAGATTGACGATCAGGAGCGGCAGCAAATCCTCCTGCTTGCCTTCCTCGCAGGCGGGGCGGCAGCCGTCGAAGAACTTCTCGACGAGGAAGACGGGACATCCGGGGACAATCCCTGACCGTCCCCCGTGGCGCATTTCATAGCCCGCGCGATGCAATTAATTGCATTTTCGACTTGAGCCTTCTCCGAGCATTTGTATTCTCACGCCACCAAACTGGCATCACCCCGAGGCGGAGCGGTGTTTAAGGAAGCGACAGGTGGGAACGAAGCGGTGGAGGCTTTTGCTTCCGGCCCCTTTGTGCCGTCTGTTGTCTCCAACGACACCCATAGCGTCTCGATCAAGAAGACCGATGACGAGCAGCAAATCGTCTTTGGCGAGGTGTACGCCCCCGGTTTCCCTGACAGCCAGGGAGATTTCATGACCCGTGAGTCCATTCAGCAGATGGCATACGAGTTCATGAGAAAGGGCCTGGTCAACAAGATCGACCTGAACCACTCGCAGGAGGAGTCCGGCTGCTACGTCGTCGAGAGCTTCATCGCCCGTGATGACGACACCGTTTTCATCCCAGGCAGCTGGGTACTGGGGGTCAAAGTCCCCGATCCCGAAATCTGGGCTTTGGTGAAGTCAGGCGAACTCAACGGTTTCTCGTTCGATGGCGTGGGGGTCCGTGTCGAAAGCGTCCTTGAAATCGAGATGCCAGAAGTCATCGAAGGGGAAACCGATGAGGTTCTGGGCCACAAGCACACGTTCTTTGTCAAATACGACAGAGACGGGAATTTTCTGGGTGGCCTGACCGGGCCGGGTCCTGACGGGCACGTGCATAAAATTCTGCGCGGGACTGTTACGGAAGACACCGATGGCCATGCCCACCGGTTCTCTTTCGTGGAGGGTGTACTGAATGCCCAAATTGCGAATTAAGGCCCACGAGCTCGTCGACACGAACGTGAATTTTGTCTCGCTTGTAAAGCGGGGGGCGAACCGCATCCCGTTCAGAATTACGAAAGAGGACACCGAGATGCTGGACCTGCACAAGATCGGTCGCACCCTTTTCAAAAAGGCCGACCCCAAGCCCGAAGTCGTCGCAGCCGTCATTCAGAAGGGCGCTGATCTGAACAAGATCGCCGCCATCTTCAAGTCGGCCGGGCTCGATCCCAAGGAGTTCGTGAAGACCGAGAAAGACGACGTTGTCACGGTTGCCAAGGCGGATGCCGAGAAGGCCGAAGGGACGATCGTTCTCAAGGTTTCCGACGAGGTTGGTCTCGTCATCTCCAACATGAAAAAGGCTTTCGACAGCTACGCCTACAGCTCGACCGACTTCAACGTCGTGATGGCGACGGAAGGCGTCTATCCGTCAATGTGCGTGGCCAAGGAAGCTCTCGGGACCACGATCTACAATATCCTCTACAAGGCGGGATCGCCCAGCGAAGCCTCCCAGCAGGTCGGTGAAGCGATCGAAGCCTTCAAGACGTACATGACGAACCTGCTCGGACAGGTTCCGGTTCAAGCCTTCAAGGTTGACCTCGCGTTTGCCGAGCTCGCCAAGGCGGGAGACAAGAAGGACAAGGACGAAGAGGCCGAGAAGGAGGCCGCCAAAAAGGAAGGCGAGACCACACCTCTCGGAGATGAGCCACCGGTCGAGGAGACCCAGAAGGCTGACGCCGGCAAGAACGGTACGGGCGCTGGGTTCGAGGCCGGCAAGGGCACAGGAACTGACCCGAGTGCAACGGCAGACGACGCCGCGAACACGGCCGTCAACGCCAAGCCCGGCGAGTCCACGACCGGGAATGAAGGCGGAGATCTGCCAGCTCGGGCGGTCAAAGAGGAAGTGGCGGGATTGCCTGATCCGAAAGGCCATGAGCCCGGAGATGGCGACGGCTTTGCCGCTCCGCCAACCGACAGCGATGCGGCCACCGCGCGCGCTTCTGCTGACGACAAGAAGATGCGCCAGAACGGCGGAACCGACGGGAGCTCGATCCCTGATGGGGACTCCGGCCTGAGCCGTCTCGGAGGTGTGCGCAAAGAAGGTGACGCCGACATCGGCAAGAAGGGCAAGGGCAACAAACTTGCCGACAACGAATCCGGCGCGGGAGCCATGCAGGCTGCCGGCCAGGAGAAGGATCTCAAGGACGTGACCAAGTCTGCCGACATTCTGACCGCTCTCGCGGACCTTAAGAAGTCGGTCGATGAGATCGTTCAAGAGGTCAAGAAGGAAGTGAGTGAGCTGAGCGCACGCGTTGACCAAGTGGCCACTGTGGCTCGCAAGGCCGACGAGGCGTTGCACGGAGTCGTGTTCAACGACGCGGGCGGTGATCGGACCTCGGTTGCGAAATCCGAGCCGACGCCTCCGCCTCTACTGGACACCGCCTACTCCCGACGCGAAGTCGCGTGAGTGCGGAGATCAGACCGCTTTTCTGAATTGAGAAGGAAGTGAACGATGACCACAAACAGCAGCCTACTCCGCAAGGCCGATCTCGCGATCGAGGACCTGCGCGCTAATGGCGGTGAGCTAAGCCCCGAGCAAGGTGCGGCTTTCATCCGCAAGCTCATCAAGCAGCCGACGCTCATCCGGCAGTGCCGTGTCGTTGAGATGCTGGCTCCAAAGCGCAAGATCAACAAGATCGGCTTCGGCTCCCGCATCCTCCGCAAGGCGACTTCCGGTGTCGCTCTGACCGAACAGCAGCGTTCCAAGCCGACGACCGAGCAGATCGAGCTCGATACCAAAGAGCAGATCGCTGAGGTCCGGTTGCCCTACGATGTTCTCGAAGACAACATCGAGCGGGCGATGGCGGCCAACAACGAAGCGGCCAACACCGGACCCGGTGGGCTCCGCCAGACGATCATCGACCTGATCGCTGAGCGCGCCGCGCTCGACATGGAGGAGCTGGCCCTCCTGGCTGACACCGAGTACACCAATGCCCTAGACTCGGACGACGAGGACTATCTGTCCCAGCTCGACGGCTGGCTGAAGCGGGGCTCGGAGGACGGTAACGTCGCTGACGCTGAAGGCGAAAGCATCTCGAAGGAGATCTTCAAGAAAGGTCTCAAGACGATGCCGAGCCAGTATCAGCGCAACAAGGCTTCGCTGACCCACTTCGTGTCCGTGAATAACGAGACGGAGTACCGGGATACGCTGGCCGACCGCGCGACGGCTCTCGGTGACCAGATGACCCAGGGCACCAGCCCGACCTTCGCTTACGGCTCGCCCGTGCAGGGTGTGGCTCTCATGCCGGAGGACAAGGGTCTCTACACCGATCCGCTCAACCTGATCTTCGGCATCCAGCGCCAGGTGTCGATGGAGTTCGACAAGGACATCACGGCCCGCGTCTACATCATCGTGCTCACCTGCCGCATCGACTTCCAGATCGAGGAGCCAGAGGCTCTGGTGGTCTACGAGAACATCGGCCAGTCATGACCTGGAGCTGCAATTAATTGCAAAACGGAGCTGGATGAAATACTCTGGCTCCGTTCTTTTTTGGGAGCTAGGAGAGCGTTATGCCGACAGTCAAACTGTTGAAGCCTTTCCGCCTCAGCACGATGGGGCGTGTATTCGAGCGTGGCGCCGAAGTTGACGTCGATCTGGCGACAGCCCGTGCGCTCCATGGAAATCCGAGGTTCGAGGTCAAGGGCCTGCTTGAGGCCGTAGAGGCTGCCGCCAGGGCCGAGGCCGTTCGCGAAGCCCAGAATGACACTTCTCCCGAGGCGCCAGAGAAGGAGCTCAACGACGGCAAACCGGTGAAGCCGGCGACCAAGGAAGAGCTTTACGCGGCGATCCGCGAGGCAGCCGATCAGCTGGACCCGGATGATGAAAGCAATTTCACCGCCACCGGTAAGCCGCAGGTCGTCGCCCTGGAGAAGATCCTCGGGTACGACATTTCGGCCGATGACCGGGATCACGCGATCATGGGCACCATGCCCGGCAAGCTCGACGAGGGCGAGGACAAGGGCCAGCGCAAGGGCGGTGTGAAGATCATCTCCAAAAAGAAGAATGAGACCGAGGAAAAGGACCCGTCGACGTCCGGTGCTGTGGAGGTCTAAATGCTCCTCGCTTCCGTTCAAGGCATCCGCGAGAGCCTTGGCTTTGATGACATGACCGACATCAATTCTGCGATCGAGATGGCGTTGCACGCTGCCGAACCGCAGCTCGCGGCTATTCTCGACACGTCCTTTGAACGGAGCGAGGTCACCGACACGTTCTGGGTCCCGGCCCCAGGTTTTCGACAGGGCGGCCACGTCAGAACAGAATTTCGATTGAGCCGGGGTCTTCTGGCTTCGGCTCCATCCATTTCAGCCAGCCCCATCGCCTCGCTCAGTCCATCCGACACTGACCTCTCCTCGGTCATGAAGGTGGACCATGAGAAGGGTGTGGCTCGTGACTGGACGACGCACTTCGACAATCAGTACGTCACCTTCCACTACCAGTCCGGCTTCGAGGTCGATCCAGACAACGATCAATCCTACAACCTATCGCAAGTGCCGAGCTGGCTTCAGGAGGCTGCGAAGCTCAAATGCCTCTTGCATCTCGCCGGCAACCCCGCCCTGACCGAGGCTGGGATCAACCTCGACAAGAAGGTGCTTGAGGCACAATACACCGCGCTCATCAACAAACACATTCGCTACGCACCTACGGCTCTCTTGCCTCTGTGAGGTGTAAATGGCCGGGACCGAATATACCGTCCGCGTCGAATACCGGGGCCGGCGTTACTGGAATGCTCGCAAGGCTCTGGAGGAGACTGCCAAGCGGCTCAACAAGAATTGGGACGGGACTGTCAAGGTCGTCAGCAAGGAGCTCCGCCAATACCTCGA